TTATTTTTTCATAGTTGTCAGAGGAGTAATATCTCCCACAACAACGCTATCTATATCAATATAGAGAATATCCTCATTACCAAGAACAGGATGCAGTGGATTGAAAAGTTCTAGTTTTGCCCACCATCTTGGCCAATCATACAAAAGAGGCGCTGTATTTACCCCTTTTATCTTTAGCGCATCTGTTAAACAAACAGAATCATAACCTTTGAGCTGCTTATGTAACCATTGAGCATGTTTTGTGGTGAAGTCTTTGCTTTGTCTGAGCACAGAAACAATAATCATTATATTCCCCGGTGAATATTAGATGTTTTTAGCCATGTTCCACTATATTTAATGCGCTTTATATTGCAACAAAATTAGTGTTCATATGGTTATTGAAGTTTAATTACATTCAAGATGTGAATGTAATTAATTTGTTTATAATGTTATTAATATATGTAATGTAAGTTGATAAATGTTTTAATGATTGTTTTGTCTTTTATATTTTCATGGGGAGATATAAAATAAGAGTTGGGATGGGAGTGATCCTATTTCCCCTTTTTACTGCTCCCAGCTCTATATCAATTCCAAATTTGGAATTTAGCTTGCGATTAATCCATAATCCAGTTTTTTTCTGTTTTTTTGAACCATAGATATACATCTCATTTGCCAGACGCCACCAAAATAAAAAATTACGACGGCGATTGTTATTGGCCTGCATAAGTAATCGACATAATGAAAATTCATTCCTGCGAATAATCTAATGCCGCCAGCATTCCCGTAATCCACTTCCTTTTTTAGATGTGGGAAATAATAAGCAATGTAAGAGTTTGATTTTTTCTTCCTCCAATGAAGAAAGCTAGCTTGTTAAATAAATGTTATTATCGTGGGGGCACGTATCAATTGGTAAAAATACTATAAGATGGTTTTTTATAATACTTCATTTGCTATGCAAACTGAACATTTAATGCTAACAAATAAATACTAATGGGTATTACTTAATTCAACACCGCCGGGCTTTATACCCGGCGAGAGATTCAACAATCGTATTGCCAGCTACTAACTAAGGCATAAAGGTGGCTGGGGGAGTAGCGCCAGCTATCGTTAGTCCGAGAAATTCAGCGCAAAACTCGCTGCAAAACAGTTTATCTTTGCGCTCCCGGTTATACAGCGCGATATCGAGCGCGCCCTGCCAGTCATAGCGTTTGCCGTTGTGTTTGCGGAAAAAGACTTCCACTTCCGGCAACGTGGCCTTTAACGGTAGCTTATCCCACTTATCGTCCGGTAACGGTATTATCTTTCCCCGCACGCCGCGATCGCGAAACGATGCAGAGTAGCAGAGGTATTCATTACCGCCGTGCGCCACCGCCAGTTCACAGTGAGAGTAGATACCGCGCGTGACTTTGCGCGTGAGCCAGTCGGCCAGTCTGGCAATTCCACGATGTTCTGTGCGCCCTTTATAGCAGGCAAGCCAGACGGTGGGTTGACTCATGGCTGCCAGCCTGATGAATAGTCGTAGTCGAGCACTTCCTGGATATCCCCCAGCGCTTCTACCGCCGCAATATGCCGCTGCGCGTTGGCAAACAGGCGCATGTCGTGATCCATAGTGACGGTTTCAAACTGCGCGGCGATGTCGTTGGTCAGTTTAATCAAACCGTTATTTTTGGTCTGCCACATTAACCCTGCCGGAATCTGCTTTGCCTGACCCATTCTGGTGAGTGACATTTGTTGAATACGGCTGTTAGCATCGCTGTGGAAATGGTTGCCGTCGATAATGATGTAATCGGCGGTAACGGTGTCGCGCCGGGTTTTGATTTGCTGAATTTTGGCTGCTTTTATATCGCTAAGAACCATACGCATCTGAGTTTCATCAAATACCCATTCGCCTTTTTCCAGCTTATAAAAGTTACCTGGTGGTGGAGCAGTGACAAATGATAATGTTTCACTATTAACCCAGGTACGATTATTCGTGTTTGCGTATTCTTGCCATTGTTGTTCAGTAACTTCAATCAAATATTTTCTTTCTGGATAATTGTAGAGTTCTGTATCCATCCAGTCTAGGACAATAAATGATTGTGGATCATAATATGCGTATTTTGCCATTTTAATTTACCATGAAATTTTCACGAAACCGGAGGAGCCTTTTGTGCCACTGGTATTTCCAAGATTTGTTAAGTCACTATTTTGGTAATTAAATGGTGGAAGATAGGAGCCGCCAGCCCCTCCAGCACCATAGCCTGTCGCTGATGTAGGAGGTATCATATTTGCTTTATATCCTCCATTCGCTAATGATTCGGTTATAACTGTTCCTGGTTTCCCTCCGGTTCCATAAAGTGAGCCTTCACCGCTGTGTCCATAGTATAATTCTGCATATAAAACCATTTCGTGCGAGACATATGGCATAGGATGATCAACAAATTTAATATAAGGTTGAATATTTCTAGTATGGTAAATACTTTCGCCTCCAATCCCCCCAGCCGCAGTGATGTCTGAGAAGGAGGTGCTACCGCCATCAAAACTCTTTCTATAGAGAGTCGTTTGATCAGTCACTGTTCCTACTGATGTCGTCGGGGGATTTGACCAAAATGCTCCCCCACTCCCACCAGCTCCAATTTTTACGGGAAATTGTTGGCCTGGAACTACATTAACAATACTGACAATTTGTTCTCCAGCGTGACCGCCACGCGCCTCGTAATTGATTGATTGAGACCCGCCAGCCCCACCGCCGCCACCGCCCATTATTTCGACAAATAGAGTCGTCACTCCATCTGGAACCGTAAATGTCCCATTTGTGGTAAAAAACTGCGTATGAGTATGGCTGGCCGGGGCCGCCGCGTTTGCCTTATCCATCGCCGCCTTTACCGCACTGGGCGTTGCCGCTTCTGTGGTACTGGTGCTGTCCGTCGCGCTGTTAAGCTTCACGATCCCTTTTTGCGTCAGCGTACCGTCCGGGACGCCGGTAATCTGGTTCCAGGCGTGAGTATGGCTGGCCGGAGCTGCCGCATTCGCCTTATCCATCGCCGCCTTTACCGCGCTCGGCGTTGCCGCTTCCGTTGTGCTGGTGCTGTCCGTCGCACTGTTAAGCTTAACAATCCCCTTTTGCGTCAGCGTACCGTCCGGAACGCCGGTAATCTGGTTCCAGGTATGCGTGTGATTACGCGCTTCCGCCATCGCCGCTTTTACCGCCTTTGGCGTAGCCGCTTTGGTTTCGTCATCGCTGTCGGTGGCGTTACTGAGTTGCGTAAAGCCTTTCTGCGTTAATGTCGCATCCGGGTGATTTGTCGAATGTTCATGCTCGTCCAGCCGGGCATCCACATAGTCGCGCGTCGCCAGCACAATGCTCGGATCGACCGTCAGCGTCACCGCCGTGGTGTTGGAGACCTCCATAATCAGGCGGATACAGACCTGCTTGCCGCAACCGCCCGGCAGCAGCGGTTTGTAGGATTCCGGGAATTTGCCGATGGCGATCAGCTCGCCCTCGTCGTCGAACACGCCCACTTCACGCACATACCAGCCGCCAACGTCCTCCGGCAGTACCAGTTCGGCAATCAGCCAGTTAGGATTATTCGGCGCAACGGTCAGCGTATTCATCTCGCCCCGCCAGACTTCGTGGCGTAAATTGGTCTGGCTGGCGGTGGGCTCATAATATTGTCCGCCGCCGTCGCCAACCGCCATCTTTTGCAGATGTATCTGTTTCTTATCCACAAGGGCGCTGGCGATTTTCGCCATTCCCCTGTCGGTCAGGAGGGTATAAAACTCATTATCCATAATTACTCCGGGTAAATAGATGTAATTTCAAGGCTCCATTGCCCTGTACCGAAATAGATCGGTTTAGTTTGTTGAACTTCCAGAACCTGGAAGGGTAAGACGGTCGTTATTTCTCCACCGTAAAGCGCGCTGCCGATAACAGGAATAGCGCTTTGGTTAATTATCCAGACAATTAACGCTTCCAGCTTTGAGCGCACGTTCTTATACTCATGAATAAGATCGACCAGGTTATTAAACAGATTTTCATCCATGCCCTGATTGATTAGCTCAATTTCAACCTTAAAAAATAAGCCTTACCGCCATACTCAAACCATTCGGAAATCGTGCCGGGTAAGGATAATATTTCCAGAACGCGGCGAACGGCCCAGGGAGTTCCTTTATATTTATGCAGTTCAATCGCCTGTTTAATTAACTCTCGTTTCTCCTGTTCATTGGCGGCAAATAGCCAGCCCTCCAGCCCCTGAACATGAAACTGTCCGGCTAACGAGGGCAGTGCCGAGGCATCAACGATATCCACCAGATAGACCAGCAACGCCGTCAGGTCGATTTGCGCAAAGCGTTCGGCGGCAATATTCGCCAGAATCGAAAAACGTTCGTCGCTGGCCAGCGGCGGCGGCAGAAGCAGTTTATCCATCGCTGACTCCGGCAATCGTCACGTCAATGGCCGTGCATTCTGCCCATTCGTGCGCCTGTAGTACCTTTTTCACAGGCATATCCAGCGCGACGTCGTAAACGCCATCCACTTGTAGCACTTTAATTATCTGGTTTGGCACAATGTCCTGCCCGAGATGCCGCTGCCGCTCCTGCGTCCAGTCAGCTATGGCCTTGCGCGCGGCCAGCAGCGTAGAATCCTGATCGGCCTTAGTGAACAACGTCAGTCGCGCGTTAATCTGGTACGCTACCCGTAGCGGCTTCTTCGCGCTCACCTTATCGGTTAGCGGGCGCTTTTTCTCTTTGCTCACCTCCCGTTCGATCTGGGCAAGAAGCTCCGGCCCCGGCAGTCCGTTCAGGGTCAGCGGATAGAGTTCCACGCAGCCTTCCGCCAGCCCTTCATCCGGCCCCAGCACCGCCACGTCGATAATCGACTGACTGACCGAGAGCGTATGGAAGCGATAGGCGCCATAGCTGCCCGCGTTGCTGAAACTTTCCGGCGCTAGCTGGACGCGTTTACGTAGCGCGTCGTCGTTCTCTTCGCCGCAGCCGCCACTTGAGGCCGTCAGATTGGTGACGCTGAGATCGTAATTGCCTACCCGATCCACCAGCGCGCTGATTTGCGCAGGTTGCCAGTTATTGCCGGATTCACCGGTTGCTACACAGGTTGCAGTTACCGCAACGCTCAGGCTGCCCGCAGACAACAGAACATCTTCGTCGGTGGCGAACATCACGCTATCCGACGCGCTGGCGCGAGTACCCTGTGGAATCACCAGGTTACTTTTAGCCGCTTGAGTAACAGAAAACTGCAGCGTGGTTTTTGCCGCCTGAGCGGGCAGACGGTGAACGCCAACCAGCTCGCCTAAATAATCCAGCATCGGCGCGCGGGAATACGCGACCAGGTTTTGCTTCGCCGCCTCCTGGATGGCGATGCGGACAAGGTTTTCACGATAAGCAAACAGGTCAATGAGCAGCCGCTCAGCCTGCGCCGGGTAGAGTTTTTTACCGCTGGCTTCTTCATATTGCGCAATCATCTCGCTGGTGATTTGCGCGGGATCGCGGTCAATAAAGTCGGGTTCGGCTATCGCCATAACACCTCCGTTGAGTTAATTACGCCGTCTGCGGCGCGCCATTGCACGCGTAACGTCAGGTGTTCACCGTCAATCGTCGGCGTCACCTTCAGCAACCGGCAGCGGGGTTCCCACATGCGAATCGCCTCCACCGACTCGCGAACAACGTGCGGAATAGCCCGCTCGATCGGGTAATCGATATAGCGCCACAGATTGCTGCCAAAAAGCGGCCTGTGGGGATCGCTGCCGCGCGGCGTGCGCAGAATGATGTGTATTGCCTGATGAATATCATCCAGCCCGCAGACGTATTCTTCAGGACGTTGCAAGGCAGGTTGCCAGTGCAGGGTCGAGGGTCGTGTTTTAGTGTTCATGAGGCTATTTTCGCCTTCCGGCGGGGGGAGAGATATTAAAGCGCTTTAAGGAAATAATTGATGGCGGGGTCAGAATGTGTTTTGCCCGGTGGCGCTTCTGCGCTTACCGGGCCGGTGTTTATGCACCTTTTGCACGCTGGATAAGGCGAAGCCACCATCCAGCAGCAATTTGCAGGTTAGTGGGAGTGGTGGTTGGAGTTGCCGCCGCTGTCCATCACTGAACCGCTGGCGTTAACGTTGCCGAGGACATTCACGTTGCCGGTAATCACCGCACTGTTTCCGACGCCGCCGCTACCGGCCATACCGCCAAGCCAGGTGAGTTTTTTCATCACGGTAACGTCGCCGGTAAAGGTGCTGAGCGGCGCATCGACGGTGACATTCAGCGCTTTAATGCCCGTATGGGGCGCTTCCACGTTGACATCTACCGCCTTGACGCCCACGGAGGTGGCCGCCACGTCTACGGTTTCTGATATCACCGTCACCTGCTGCGCCCTGACCTCTACTTGCGGTGAAGTAAGCTGCGTACGTTCCTTCACTTCAATGACGATTTTTTCTATGCCGCTGTTGATGGTGAGCTGGTGTAACGCACGGTCATATTCAAAGGCCGCGCCGTCGGAAAACTGCACGTAGCGCTTGTCGCGCGAGGCCAGCGGCGCGGTATCTACGCTGGAGTAGACCGCGCCCAGCACCACCCCATCCTCGCCGTTGTCGTCGAGCAGCACTTCCACCTGTTCGCCAATATCCGGCAACCAGTAATCTTTATTGTCCTGCGTGTTGCGTTGCAGCACCGCAAGCCAGTTACTGCGCAGGTTATCGCACTCCGGCAGAGTGACTCTGACGCGCACGACCGCCTCATCAATATCGCTGATAATCCCCGTCTGGCGGGTAACACCTTTCATATAGCCTCCTTACTGGCTGGTTGCCGGTCCGCGTGAAATGTCGATTTCGGTAGTGTAGCCGCCGCTGCGCGTGAGTTTGTGCATGGATTTATCAATCAGCCACTGCCCGGAAAGTACGCCAAAATCGCTCAGTTCTATCTTGTTGCCCGCCGTCAACTGCGGGCAGCCCATCATGCTGAGCGTGCCGGTTTGCTGGTATTCGTTGTGGCTGTCCAGCGCGGCATTGGCTTTAGCCTGCGCCGCGCCGGCATCTGGGGCGCGACTGTTGATCTTCAGGGTATCGGCGCTGGTCGCCGCACCGCGCGCCGGGGCTTTTTCCTGGCTGTCATGGGTGTAGATAACCAGTTCTTTTTGCTTGCTATTTTGATGCTGCACGGTGGCGTTTTTGTAGATCCGGTTGATGGTATCTTTGAACGTGTAGTGCGAAATATCCGTCCGCCTGAGCGTCTTCACCGGCGCCAGACAGCGCAGCGTCGGCAGATGCGAAAAGATCAGCTCCGTCGCCGTCACTTTCACGGTATAGCCATATTCACTCGCCAGCCGTTTGAGAAACGCCACATCGGTTTCGGCATATTGCGTAACCCGATCAATCGTCAGCGGCGCAATCTTGCCCACCAGCGTTAAACCGTGTTTTTGCGCGATGCGACTGGCGATGGCGGCAAGCGTCGTCTCCTCAAAGCCCTGGCTGTTTTTGGTGCGTAGCGCTTTGCTGACCGAGGTGGCGATACCGTCGATATTGACCGTCGAAGGCGGCGCGCTGATATCAATTTTATCAATGATATAGGTTCCGCAATCGAGCAGATCTTCGCCCTGGTAGCCCAGGCGCAGCGCCAGCGTGTCGCCTTTTCCCGGATACCATTCGTTTACCCAGCGCCCGGCGCTATCTTCCAGCGCAATGGCAATAACATCCGACTCGTTTTTAATGCTGTCGCTGTAACTGATGCTGGTGACATAAGGCGCAATGTCGTAAGTGATCTCTTTATGTCCGTACCAAAGGGTAAAAATGGGCGTCAGGGTGGCGAACACCCCGCCGGATACCGTTATCTCAGCCATGGCGGTAGCTCCGGGGTCGTTTGCGTGACGCTGATAACCGGGATGATCAGCCGCACACCTGACGGCAAAACCGGCATAATAGCGACGTGCGGATTGGCCGCGATGATGCGTTCGTAGGCCAGCGCATCGCCGTAATAGCGCCAGGCGAGATTATCCCAGCGTTCGCCGTCGGTGGTGATATGTTCAAGGTAGCGCATTACAGACTCCTCGTAATATCGGCGGCGGCAAGCTGGCTCACGTCGGGGGCGCTTGTTTGCAGCGTGCCGCGCGCCTGATTGACCAGCGTCGCGGCGCTGTCGTAAGTCGCTTCCGCGACGCTGCTGGTGATAGTGTCAAACAGCGATTCGACGTGTTCGATAATCGTGCCGGCATCGCCCGCGCATTCGCGGATCCCCGGCAGGCTGTCGATCAGTTCCTGCATTTTTGCCGCCAGCGCTTTCGGCAGCCCGGCCAGCGTTTGCAAATCCAGCGGCTGCTGGAACAGCGCGTCTATCGCGCTAATGGTTTTTTTCAGCGAATCGACAATATCGCCGCATTTTTCTTTCAGCGCTTTGGCTTCCTTCACCAACTCTTTCGCCAGGGCGATCGTTTTTTTGATGTCATCAATGGCGTCGGCCACCTCATCCATCATCTCTTTGGCTTCACGCATACCCTCTTCAACGACGCTCAGCAGTTCATCGAACCAGGAATCGCTAACGTCGGGAAGCTCATCCAACATCTCGTCAATGTTCGGTTCCTGGGTGGTGATGGCCGGAGGCAGTAACGGACTCTTCGGATCGCCGGTGTACTCCTGTAGCGACAGACTGCCGCCCTGGGCAATGACGTTACCGTAAGGATCGGTGTGCTGGTGGGTAGCGGTCAGATCGGTAATCACGAACCAGCCGCGATAATCGCCGTTACCGAACACCAGCGCCATCGCCTGGTGCGCGGTCATCGCTTCCCGCAGACGGTTCAGCTCGGTGGTCGGCTGGCAATACTGACTATGAAAGTTGAATTTCAGGGTGATTTTGTCCAGCTTATCGCCGATAAATTGCACGCCCGGTTTCCCTTCAATACGGGCATGGCTGGTATAATCCACGCCCATCGTGCTTTCAAATTCGTCCCAGTAAGCGACGACGTCAAATTCTATTTCGCCTAATACGGCATACATTATGCATACTCCCGGCGCCGTTGTTGCGCCATGACATCGTTAATCATTCTCTCCAGCTCGCGTTTGCTCAGCGACAGCACGTTGTTGATATCTTTGGCGGCATTCGCGCCGCTTCCCTGCACGGTAACCTGCGGGGAAAAGTGTACCTGCACGTTGCTTTGCGCGCGGGAGGGCAGCGTATAAGGTTTCCCGCCGGATTTGCCGGGAAGTGCGGCTGGCGTCGGCGGCGTGGCGGCGCTTTTCGTCTTCACAGGCTGCGGCGAGGCCATCGTTTTGGCCGAGGTTGTCACCGCTTTCGCTCCCGATGCCAGCGGCGCGCTGGCCTGTTGCGCGACCATTGTTCCGGCAATACCGGGGACGGCGGCGGCGACAGACGGCATTTCAGCGCTGATGCCCAGCGCGCTTTTCGCCCAGTCGGGGATCAGCGCTTTTATCTTCTCAATCGCCCCGTTCAGGAAAGGAAGCGCATTCAGAATGCCGTTGATCAGGCTATCCAGAATATTGCCGCCAAATTCGCTGAAGCTGGTGGGGAGTTCAATGCCAAACCAGTCCAGTACGCTGGCGAAGACGCGGTAAAACAGCCCCAGCGGCGACCAGTCGAGAATCAGACGCGTGACGCCTGTAATACCTCCGTCAAAGGCGGTTTTGATGCGTTCCCAGATAGCGGAAAAGAAACCGGAAATCGGTTCCCAGTAGCGATAAAGTAAATAGGCGGCGCCTGCGATAGCGGTGATAGTCAGGCCGACAGGGTTCATCAGCAGCGCCCGACCCAGCCAGATAAACGTCTGGCCGACCAGCCGTAGCCCTTTTATCAGGCCGTTTCCCAGCAGCATCGTCAGGCTTTTCGCACCGTTGCCAAACGATTTCAGAACCGACAGCGCGCGACTGCCGCCGCCCAGCGCCAGACCGGCTTTGACCTTCAGGAAGATCTCGATCAGGCGAATAAACGGCGACGCAATGAGGTTTGCTCCCAGCCTGAGAATATTCAGCGCCCCGTTGAACAGCCAGATAACGCCAACGACTTTAGCGACCCCTTGCACCAGCGCCGGGTTTTCCCGCAGCCAGGCGCTGAACTGCCGTACCAGCGGCGTGATGCTTTGCGCCAGTTCGCCAATGGCGGGCATCAGCGCCAGGCCGACGGTCAGCCACAGATCGTTAAGTGAAAGTTGTAACGCTTTGGTCTGTTCTCCGGGCGATGTCATTTTCGCGGCGAAGTCATCATCAATAAAATGTTGCCCCGCCGCCTGCATTGCGGAGGCTTTTAGCTGGTGATATTCGTCCATATTCGCCAGCATCGGGGCGAGAAAATCCCGCGTTTGCGCATCGCCGAACATCGCGCCGAGGTTAAATTTCTCCGCCATGGCCTGTAGCGCGTCGCCGCGCGCGGAAAGATCCTCAATCTTCATGGTTTGCCTGAAGGTGTCGAGGATCTGCGGGTTCATTTTCTCCAGTTGCATCTGCACGATGTGGGCCATCGCTTCCGTCACGCCGATGCCGTTTTGCTGATGCTCCAGCAGCGATCCCTGAAGATCCACGCCCTGACGAGCAAACCAACTGTCCGTCTCTTTCGAGAAGGTAGATTTCAGGAAATGGTCGAAATTCGCTGCCGCCGCGCCTGCGTCAGGGGCGTTTTTCATGGCGATTTGCATCGTTGCGGTCAGTTCCGCAATGCCTTCTTTCCCCTGAGCGCCGGTTTTTCCGGCAAAGGCGTTAATCCACTGGGTTTGTTTTGCAACGGAGCCGCCGCCGCTTTTTGCCACGCTGTACAGCATATTTTGCGCAAAACGGAAGTCGTCAGGGGCGATGTTCAGTTTGTCGCGAGTGGCCAGAGCCGCCTGCGTCCAGCTTTGCGCGCTGTCGCGGGAGGCGGTCGCGGCTTTGGCGATATCGGGCATGTAGCGGCTAAGATCCTGCAATGCGCTGACGCCGCCTTCGATCATCGTGGCGGCGGCGCTTTGCAGATCTTTTTGATCCTGATTGAAATCAAGGCTCCAGTCGCGGATATTCAGGCTCAGGGCGTCCCGCGCGGTGTTATCCATGCCGCCTTTCGCCGCCATATCGACCATGTTGCCCTGAAATTCGTAAGGCAGCTTCCAGTCGGGAGTCTCAACGTTCAGGAGTTTGCCGAGCTGTCCGGCGAACGTTTGTGTTTTTTCCAGCAACCCGGCGCGCTGTTTATCGTTCTCTTCCCGGCGAAGGGCAGAGTTAGCGAGCTGTTGCGTAAGCCGGGTGATTTTTGTTTGCTCAAAGCTGAGCGTGTGCAGCGTGCTGGCGTTGAGTGAGCCGTAACGGGCTATTGCCTGCGTCAACGTCTCATTACGCGCCTGAAGCTGAGTAATAATGTCGTTGGCCAAAATAGTGTCTCGTATAAGTTGCCCGGTAACAGGCTGCTTGCCGGAAAAAGGACAGGGAAGGAGTGAACCGGGCTTGGGTCAGGAAACCCGCAGGCATTAAGCCTGCGAGTCGTATTCGTGTTTAATTTGCGCGCTGGCTTCGTTCAGCCAGCAGGTAAAATCGTCAACCGACAGCGCGTCAATTTCACTGGGCGGAAAGCGAAACCACCTCGCCAGCAGCGCCATTGCCTGCCACAGTTGCTGTGGGTTCTGTAGCCATGCTAAGCATGGCCTGAAATCGTTTCTGCAATGCCTGATAGTCCAGCAGATCCATTTCCGCCAGATCTTCGGTTACCAGCCCGGTCATAGCCGCCATCAGCGGCTCATCCCACTCTTCCGGTTTATCGCTGGCGCGTCGCGCGGCGCGCATATCTTTTACCTTCAGGCGACGTAATTGCAGAACGTCGATACGTTCCCCGGCGGCGGAGGTAAACGGGAATTGCAGGGTATATTTTTCGTTCATGGTGTAGTCCTTATTCGTCGTGTTAAATTCGGGGCCGTAGCCCCGAAGTAATTAACCGCCAATATTATTGCGGTAGGCATTTAATTGATCCGTGCCATTTACGCGGAAAATATTCGCCAGATAATCCAGTTCAAGAAGCGTTTCACCGTCAACCACCTGTTTAATATAAGTGCAGCCGAAGGCGCTGCTGAATTCCGGGTTTTCATTCTGTTTAAACGTTCCCAGCGGGTTCTTTTTAAACATTACGGTCATATGCGTCACCAGCGCTAACTGATCCGCTTTACCCTGCGAGTTATAACAGTCGATACTGGAGCGGCACTGTAATGCCACCGCCTGCCACGGGTTTGCCGTTTTACGCATGACGTCGTGGTAAAACGAGTTCCATTTAATTTCACCTTCCAGTTTGTCAAAACCGGCAGGCAGCTCAATTTTACCGACCATCCCCAGCGCTTTATGCTCCTGCATAATCATGCTGATATCAGGCAGTTTAATTTCACTCGCGCGACCTAAAAGATTATTACCATCAAGATAAATATTGGCGTTGGTAATACGGTTAATTTGAATTTTTCCAGCCATTAGCGATTGCTCTCCAGAGAAACTAAATATTCAGAGGTAATTTCGGTTTCAAACGTCAGACGTTCCAGCGGCGGCGGCGGGGTGAATTTGTAGCTCAGCAACAGATGCCCGGCTGCCAGTTCAGTCTGTTCGTTACGCGCCGGGTCGTACCAGCATTCAAAGCCCAACAACGCGCCGTCGGCAATCAGCTTGCGGCCCCAGGTGTTCACCGATTCGGTCAGCGCGTCGATCAGCGCCTGGTTTATCGGCATATCCATGTACTGCTGGCTGAAATAGCGAATGGATTCGTTAATCACATCACCAGTACGGCGCACGTTCTCAAAGTTACGCATATGGGTAACCGTCGGCCAGGCAGCGGTACGGTTGCCCCACAGGCGCAAACCGGAGCCATAGCTGTTGAAGATGGTGGTGATGCCGTTTTCATTCAGTTGATTCACTTCGCTTTGCGGATCGTCGATCATCGCTGACAGCGAGCGCTCTACGCCGGTAATGCCCTGAATTTCCTGGTTTGAGTTGCTCCACCAGAAGCCTTTTTCCAGATCCACTTTGGCACGCAGGCCAGCGGCGCGGGAGGAGAGCGGTTCCAGGACTTCGCTGTCCGTCGCGCTGTCGTACACTTTAACGTGCGGATAGCACAGACGCGCGCGATCGGAACTGGTATTGAAGTTAATCGCCCCCTGCGGGCCGCGCCCTGCCAGAACCTGCTGAAAAGTCGTGCCGATGGGCGCATCAATGTAGGTAATGGCTCCCAACGCTTCTGCCTGAGCGATAAGCTTAACGGCGACCGAGTTTTGCGTACAAAAGACCGGCGCAATCAGGATCTTTGCGTAAAAACCAAACTGGTTCCAGGTGTCCTGTAACAGCTTCATACCGGTACGATCGCCCGCGGTGTTTACCTCGCCAACGATATCGGCAGCAGTCACTTTAGTGGGGTCCGCGTAAGTATAATTTACATAGGCCTGAACGCCGGGTTTCAGGTTGGTCCCCATGCAGGTGATTTTACCGGTCAGCATATCAATGGTGTAATCGGTACCTTTGATATAAGCGTTTCCGGCGTTCGTGCTGCGGCCAATGCTCATCGTTTGCACGGCCCCGTGCTTGAGTTGAATCAGACCATTGTCATCAACCTTCACGGCTTCACTGGAAATGGTACTTTTGTGTACCGCCGGATTCAGCACGTTAATCACCACGACCGTCCCCGCGCCGTGATCGTAGATCGCCTTCAACGCCTGCGGGATGGTGAAATTTGCCAGGCCTGGGCCAAATTGCGCCGCGTCGCTTTCAGAAAGGCACAGCGTCGGCTGGTTAACCGGGCCGCATGGCGCGGTGCCGATCAGACCAATAACCGCAGATTTAACCGCCTTAACCGGACGTGGGCCGGTTTCGATCTCAATGGTCTCTACACCGTGCAGGTAATTAGCTGCCATGGACAATTTCCTCTTCATTAGTTTCTACTTCTTGCGTAACCACTGGCGCCAGGTGACGGCGGGCAATCATGGTGATTACCCACTCGTTATCTTCCGGCAGCGAGATTTCGCTATTGGGCCACAGTAAGACTTCCTGACCGTCGGCGAGCGTGACGCCGCTTGCCGGGCCACTGTAGATATATTTCATTGAATTTCCTCATAATTAACGATTGTCAGCAGGGGGGAGTCCTTGCTTTCCTGTTCCGCGATAAACAGGGTGCTGGCGGTCATATCCAGCGCGTAACGGCAGAAGTTTGCGGCGTCGCCGATATATTTTTCGCTTTCCAGCCAGATCGGACGATCGCAGTCTGGAAGTTCAATGCCCCCTAACGATCGACGTAGACGATCCAGCGCGTTTATCGCGTCACTTATTTGCGGAACAATAACGGTGGCGGAAATCCGGATTAGTTGTTTTTGTACCGTGGCATCCGTATTTTCTGGTTCGGCAAAAACCGAACCGCAGTAGTGAATTAATACCGTTACCTGCTGTCCTGTTGGGATATATACTTTCGCATCGGTTGATGAAATATGTATATCCATATCAGGGTTTAATTCACGTAATCTATTCGCCACGGTATGTATAACAGATAATGTTTCCATATACGGTTTTCCTTGATTTACCGGGAGAGATAATATTCTCTCTTCGTTATCGTTCAGACATATTTTGATGTATCAGGCATCAGGCGTCTTTTAATCTCCTTTAGAGAAAAAAGTTAAAACAAATAAAAAATCCCCGGCGTAAAAACGACGGGGATTTGTTTAATGGTTACCTCGTTGAATCAGTTCTATTTTGCTATATAGCGCATCCAGTTTTGCTTCCAGAACGGCCTGGCCGCGAAGATAATCCTCGCGGCGGACATAATGCAGCGGTAAATCGGCGCGAAATTCCAGAAATTCTCTCTCCAGCCTGGACCAGCCCGCTTCTGATTCGCGCCGGGCAGCTTCCAGTGCTTCAAAACGTTCATTCAGCCGTTTTTCAATTTGCGCCAGCAGCAATTTACCGGCGGCAAACATTAATCCAACAAACGAAAGTAAGAGGGAGATGACTTCCCAAAAATCGATACTGAGTTTCATTACTCCCTCTGATTAATGAATGCAACTGGCCTGCCCCCATTGCAAATAACGGGGAGCATGTTGGTATAAAATCGCTTTGGGGTAGTGACGATTCTCGCGCCAGTTTGCGGCGCTGCGCCCGGCGTTAACGCGTTCTACATGTTCAAACCAGATGGACGCATCCAACCCCTTTGCGGCGGCCAGCTTTTTATCTCTGTTAACCCAGCCTTGCCCGCCGTTATAGGCGCTCAGAGTGAAAGCCATTCGCTGGCAGCTATTTTTTGCTGACACGCTTTTCCACAACTGGCGGTCATACTGTACCAGCGCGCGTATCGCCCAGGCGGGATTAAACGGTTTGTTTTCGTGGAGTTCCGGGTACAACTGGCTCACCCATTTTGCCGTCGCAGGCATAAATTGCGCCATACCCTGCGCGCCAGCCGGAGAAAGCGCGTCAGGCGCCCAGCCGGATTCCTGATGTAGTTGCCCGGCAAAATCAGCAACGGGGGCGTTAAGCCCCCAGATTTCGCGCGCGGTACGAATCACTTCGTTGCGCCATTGCAGAGAAGCGCGCGGCGGTTCGGCGGCATCGGCGGGCAGAAAACAGAGCGCGCAGAGCAAACATACGTATTGATAACGCATCGTTACAGCCCCAGCGCGACGGCAAGGCAAATTGCCGCAACGATGATCGCGCGACGAATCATCGCAGCGGCGCAGCACAGCGATTCTTCCCAGGGGCAAAAGGAGTCGGGACGCGCCCAGGGGAAAAGACTGCGGTCGAGCCAGTAACCCAGCACCGCTGATAACGAAACCAGGCTGAGTTTATAGATGACGACCGGAATTTGCGCTGATGATGTCCAGCCGATAAGCGCAAACAGTACGACGGAGGCAATCAGCCAGCCGGAAAGTCGGGGAACAATAATTTTTCGCATACTCTATCTCCTGATAATTGAGAGAGAAGTATCGCTTTTCCCCATAGCGGAAGAACGAAAAGGGCTTTAATAAATAACTTTAAAAAATGTTTAGCGCATGGTGTCAAATGCCAACAAATAAACGAATAAATAAAGCTTTCGGGGCAGGGGGTAGAGGTTGCCTGCGGAGAGTCAGTATGTGTCTGTGGCAGGCTACGATGGCGGTATTGCTGCGTCATAATAATCTTTGATTAAAATTATCTTATTGATTTTTAAAGTCAGTTTAAAAATTCACGCGATCGTGAGGAAAGCGATCTTTTTGATCGAACGCAGAAAAAAATGCAAAAAATTAACTGTATATGCATACAGTATTGTGTAAAATGATGACATCAGTGAAGGCTTACTTCACCTATAAAATAAATACATATTATAAATTGAAAACGATATATACATTCTTTTAATTTATAATTAAATGCCGTTGATAGTAAATATTTATATATATTTTGAATGTATTGATAGGTAGTTATTGCACCGTTTTTTACGCTTCCCTTTTTGGTGCCGTCACGGGGAGCATGGTGCTGGATATGGAGATGAAATATGATTCAGAAATCAAAAGAAATGGTTCGGCTTCCGGAGATTATTAACGATCTGGCGTTTCATGCGTCGCAGGTGCTTATTGAAAGCATGAATATTGATAGCGCGTCAGCCGAAAATGCCGGTCAGGCAATTGCTGACAGAATGATGCGCAACTGGGGCGGGCAAAGCATTTATTTTCCCAAAGGTATCTCTGGTCGGGCTTCGGAACGGGATTATCAGATTTACAGCGAGTGCGATGGGCGTAATTATGCGGAGCTGGCCAAAAAGTACAATTTGACATTGCAGTGGATCTATAAAATCGTTAAGCGGGTCCACACGGAAAAACAGCACCAGCGGCGTATGCTGTAA